GGTGTGATATTTACGACCCATCCCCCTATATCATTTGATATTATATTAGGTTTTTTCTAATAACTTTTCTATCAAACGACAATCGCAGCGACAGCAGCAAAGTTGAGCAATACAAAAAGACAAGCTAAATGCAAAAGGAAAGGCAACTTTAGGCCGCCCAAGCATCTTCCATGTCAACTCATCTCGTTTTCAGGCATTGCTTTTGTAACTTTGCGATAAATGTTCAAGAAATCGTTCTTTACAATTTCATCAATCGCAAGCTCGACTTCACGTTCGTTCTCTTCCTGACTTAATTGATCCGAAACCTTTGCAATTCGTCCAAGATATGCGCACGAATTGTAGCCTTTTTGCATGTCGAACATAAACCACAGGGGGAACTGTTCAAAAGGGTCATAAGGATTGTCGAACGTCGTCAGCATTGCGTTATGCATTAAAGCCATTATGCGACACCATCCTTTTTATGTAAATACTTCGAAACTGTAGACGAAGAAACACCTAAGGCTGTAGCAATTTCTTCTGTGGTGTTACCAGCTTCATAAAGAGCCTTCATACGAAGAACTTTTGCATCAGAGAGAGTGGTCTTTGTACGAGGTGTAGCCCAAGTTCTCAAGCTATCAAGGTCAGTATTTGCAATAATTTTCTCCAACTGGGTCTTCGAAATTGCGCCTGCCTGAATCGCTTCCCATTCCTTCTCGTCTAACTTAATTGCCTGGCGATGCGCGCCTACAGAATTTCGTGCCTCCACCAGCGCCTGCTGAGAAGCCTTCTTAATTTCGCCCTTTGTCATGTTCGGATTGCTTTCCTTCTTAGCAGCCACCACGGCATTTGCAATTGTCTGTGCCTGCCGTTCACGAGGGGCATTCAAAAGTGCAGTCTTGAGCTTTGCGTCCAAAGAGCGAACCTCAGAATCATACTTGACATGAGCTTCAGGAGAGTAGGGGATGTCTTTTGTATTAACGATCTGGAGTCGTGCCTGGTTTGCAAAACTTTTCATAGTGTTTGCGTAATCGGCATAGGCTTCTTCCATTGAACTACCAAGATCAGAGATCAGGGAACGGGCATCCTTTGTTTCAGCCATCTTTGTGGAAGCCTGTGTTCTGCGGATCGTCTGCCCCTTGCTGTTTACATAAGTCGGTTCGTCGACATCTTTCCAGATCAGCTCGCCTGTATTCGGATCGATTTTTGGACTGCCTTGACGTTTGGTCACAGACTGCTGAGATTTGGCACGGGAGATCAAAGTCGCAGCGCCCTCATGGTAATTACCATTCTCATCATACGAACCCTGATACTTCTGTTTCAAAGCAGCGATACCATTGTCGATCTCGCTCTGTTTATAGTCAAGCTTATGCTTGGCTGCATCAATAACGACCATGCTGTGCTTGACAGCACGAGCAAGCTCAGATTCTGTCGCACCAAGAAGTGTCATGTCAGTAATGAGGTTTGAGATCATACCCATCTGAAGCTGCGTGTTATCGACTTCTTTTCCGTCTGCACGCTTATACTTCATATAGGTCATACCCGGTTTCTCTGCATATTCCATCTTCGGGTCAAAGCCTTCCAATTCCCGAAGTGGGGGTTTGGAAGTGATGCGCACTCTGGAGGTTGCAGAGTTGCAGGGAATGGCCATAACAGTATCACCATCAAAGTCCGCTCCAGACAGACGCTCTGCAACATGAGCATTGATACCGACTGCATCTGCAGAGGTTGTACCAATCATTTTCTTTGCATCTGCTTGACGATTGTTAACTTTCAGAATTGGGATCTCAAACGTTCCACCATGTGGGTATCGAATCAGAGCAACAGTCTCACCGTTTTTATAGTTCGGTGCATAGATCTCATTGTCTTTCATCGAAGTTACAGGCAGAATAACATGATACTGCTGACGTGGCAGAGCCGCTGCATACAGATGAACTGCTGCTGTATCGCAGTCATCAGCAAAAGACTGAAGAAGTCTCTTTTTAACAGTAGGGTTCTCAAGTGCCATGATTTCAGCGAACTCATCGGCTTTATCAGCCTTTGCAACATTCAACTGTTTCTGTGCAAGATCAAGACTCTGTTTAGAAAGAAACTGAGAGGGGACGCGGTTTGCCCATTCCGTCCAGTCTGCTTCTTCACGGGTCTTATTGATGAGAGACAGCTTCTCGGTTCCGTCCTTGTCTGTGTAATAGCTCTGACCACCACGCTCTTTCACAAGCGCGCCAAACGGATTGGAAGGATCATCCTTGATAGGTTTCAAAACCTTCTCCATCGGCGTACCGACAGATTTGTTGGTATTGAACCGAACATCAACACCCTTTGGAAGATCGTCTGCGTAGACAGCCATCCCTTTGAGGTAGTGCGTACCATCTACCATGATGCGAACCTGCGCGTAGTTGGAATCACCCAAAGACAAATCAGCTGCGCCTCTTCGAAGTTCGATCAGACCGTCTTTCTCTTTACCGCCATTCTCGGCATAATTGATCTGAAGACGTTTGGAATCTAGACTTGCAGGATACTGGAATGCCGGTTTGAAAGTATCGCCACCGTCATAGGACTTGTAGTCCTTCAAAGAATTGATCTTATCATACTGGAAGATTTCTTTATGTTCTGTACCAGGCGGACAAAGAACCTTAAGGTTTGTCTGCTTACCAGGATTCGTTGCCTGCGGAACACCACCACCATACACCTTATAGCCTTCCATCTGAAGAATGTAAAGTGCCTGATTCATGCGTTCCTTTGATACACCAAGTTCCAGTTCAGATCCAGTCCCGACGTCAATCATTCCACGGGTATCTACTTGCTCTCGAAGAAAGTCAGCAGTTTTCTGAGCCTGATTCATTCGCGCTTCCGAATTTGCATTCAAAAGGGAACGAACCGAAGATTCAGCAATCCCCATCTCTTCTGCAATCTTATTGGTGCTCATGCCTTTCTCTCGAAGAGCCTTGGCCTGCGCAACGTCAATGCTCCTCCGTTCGGCATTTGCAAGACTGAGCTGGACTCTCAGCTGACTGGTCGTCAATCCCATCGACTTTGCAATCGCGAGGTCGCCAGTATAGGTCTTGCCATCCGCATCGGTAAACGTAAAGTCCTGATTTCGAAGTTCTTCTACGCGGCTGAGAAAGTCGCCGGAATGTTGATAAGGGTTGTCGCCGGAACCCCACGGATATCGTCCAGAACGTCGTTTGATACCATAATGCATCAAAATATCGAGTGTAACCGGATCGTCACATTCTAACATCTCATTTAACCCTAAGAAGCTCTCCATCTCTTGAGCAATAGAGTTCATATCATCAGACCTCCTGCTTACGATGTTGTATCAATAATTTATTAAAACGAATGATTTTGTCGCAAATATCCATAATCTCCTGGCCCGTTGGATTATAGATGCTGACATCATCGTTCTGATAGATGCGAAGCTCATGATCAATTTCGTATGGAGACACAGCGTACTCCAAACAGAAAAGAGCGTCATAGATCAGAAGCTGCTCCATATGTGCCTCAATCTCTCCGCTCTTGTAATCATGAATTCGAAGAAGATTATCTCGGAATGCAATTGTATCGGCGGTTCCAAAAAAGTCATCAGAATAGTACAGCAGCACTTCCGGATCCATTCGGAAGCCAATTGCATCATTCACATATTGATTGAGCGTCTTGTGCGAGCGAGGAAGCTTTTGTCCGAGACGGATGCAGGTCGCAGCGAATGCATGAAGAACAGTCCCTCTTTCTTTTGCCTTCATATTGTCATAGACAGTGACCAGCTTATCATCTGTGTAGTTCAGCCAATTATACTTACTAGCAGAAAATGTTGCGTGTCGTCCTTCAATCCGAGAATGATCGTTCCATTGCATTCAGAACTTCCTCCTTATTCTCAGGACTGATGAACGCAGCGAACGACATCTTGTTCATCTTCTCAATCCAATAATCTTGATTCGGTCGATGACTCGAATTGGATTCTTTCTTCCCCTCCAGGGCTGCCCAACGTTCCCCGTTCAAAACTAGAAGATCGGGAATACCCTGCGGAGGCGGATTGATATGGAGCACGATTGCTCCGGGAAGTCGCTCGCGAATCTCTTTGATGAGCTTTGTCTTAAATTTGTTTTCCAGCATGAGATTGTTAAACCTCCCAACAAAAATTAAAGAGAGAAGCATATATTGCCTCTCTCTTCATAAAAGGGCATGTTTTTCACGCGTAGTCATCAGTATCAAGAAAAACAACGTTTTCCGAACTTTCACGCGGTACCATGAATCGCGGAATTTTAATCTAGGTTTGTTCTCGATAAGCTAGGTTAGGTTTTTCATATTTTCAATGTCTCACCGAATTTCCTC